GATAAGTATTCACAATCAAACGTCGTATACAATCCAGAGTTCTTGACAGAACGATCTGCATGCGAACAGTTTGTAAATCCAGAGTTCCACATCTTCGGCGGTGAAGAAGAGCAGTGTGAACAATTGGAAAAGTATTACGAAGTGTATAGTTTATGTACGCCATGTCCATCATTTAAAGTAAATAAAGCTGAAGCAAGTTTCGTAAAGTATGCTATTAATTCTTTCCTAGCAACTAAAGTAACTTTCTTTAACCAGCTATATGATGCATGCAACGCACATGGTAACGTAAACTTTAACCAAGTAATTAAAGCAGTCGGTGCTGACGATCGTGTTAGTATTTCACATACAAAAGTTCCAGGGTTTGATGGAAAGCAAGGATATGGTGGAGCATGCTTCCCCAAAGACACTCTCGCCTTTTCTAAGTTCAGCGATAAACTTACCCTATTGGCAAAAGCTATTGAAATTAATAACGCTTACAGATCACAGTACGAACGCGATGAGAGAGAAAAAGAACAAAATATTTCTTTCGACCATGTACAAAGCACCGTATCTGTGATATAATAGACGATATCATTAAACAGGAGAAGATATGCCAAGCGTAGACTTAAGACCGAAAGGTAAGAAAAAAGCAATGCCATTTGAAGTGGCTATGAGAAAATTCAAGAAGTCTGTAGAACGAGCTGGTACTTTGCAAAAAGCAAAAGAAAAAGAGTTCTATGAAAAACCAACTTCTAGGAAGAAAAGAAAGAAAGCAGAATCCATTATCAGATGGCGTAAGAAAGAAAGACAACTAGCACAAACTGGTTGGGAACAACCAAGGAGTAGATCATAATGTCCGTAATGGATAGATTAAAAAAGAATAGTCGAGTCAAAGATACAGCTGTACTTAAAGACTCAGTATTCTTTACAGAAAAAGATATGGTAAAGACTGAAGTACCTATGGTCAATATCGCGCTATCAGGCGATGTCGATGGTGGTTTAACCTCAGGCCTTACAGTTCTTGCTGGTCCGAGTAAACATTTTAAGACTTCGTTTGCTTTGTTGATGGCAGGTGCATATTTAAAAGAGCACGACGATGCAGTACTAATATTCTATGATTCAGAGTTTGGTTCACCACAATCTTACTTCGAGTCATTCGGTATTGACACATCTCGTGTATTACACACACCAATTGTTGATGTTGAGCAACTCAAGTTTGATCTTGTAAACCAACTCGAAGAAATTGAACGTAAAGACAAAGTCATTATCGTAATCGATTCTATTGGTAACCTTGCATCTAAGAAAGAATTGCAAGATGCTAAAGATGAAAAATCAGTAGCAGATATGTCTCGAGCTAAAGCACTTAAAGGCTTGTTTAGAATGGTAACACCATATCTAACTATGCGCAATATTCCAATGCTTGCTGTCAATCATACATATCAAGAGATTGGATTATTCCCTAAGGCTATCGTATCTGGTGGTACTGGTATTTACTACAGCGCAGACAACATCTGGATTCTTGGCCGTCAGCAAGTTAAGAAAGGCAAGGAAGTCAAAGGCTATAACTTTGTGATCAATGTAGAAAAATCACGCTTTGTGAAAGAGAAATCTAAAGTACCTATCACAGTATCGTGGGACGGTGGCATCGAGCAATACTCTGGCCTACTAGAAGTTGGATTAGCAGGTGGCTATGTTACTAAACCAAGTATGGGTTGGTATGCTAAAGTAGATCAATCAACTGGTGAACAAATGGACCAGAAGTATCGTGAGAAAGATACTCTAACTGCTGAGTTCTGGGAACCAATCTTTGCAAATACTAACTTTAAAGAGTTCTTAAAAGCACACTATTCTATTGGTCATAAGCCTATGTTGGAAATCGACCTCGACGAAGTAATTGAAGAAGAGGCCAGTGCGTGAGCGAAATAACCAAAGATGATTACGCATTAGTAGAAAATGACGGGTCGTTTTATGCAGAGTTCTATGGCGTAAAGTTTACTACTGGTAAATACAAAAACATAGTGGTAGTTTATGGTAAAGTAAAAGTACTTGAAGATGAAATAAACGACCAAGCTAAGCTATCGTTTACTTACGCTATTCAAGATCCAGCTGATTATGACATTGAAGAACTAGAAAAAGATGAAGATTTTGGCGAACATATGGGCGACATACTTACTCATTTTATCGCTGAATCACTAGAAAACCAAGAGGCACAAATTGGAACTATCGAATCACCTATCGACATCGATCCTGAGTCATTTACTCAATAATGAAGGTTATTGCCGTAGGGTAATACCATACATTAAAGCTGAGTATTTTGAAGGTACTCATAGAACAGTATTTGATATGATTGTGAAGTTTGTTCATCAGACGAATAAACTTCCAACGTCTAAAATATTGCAACTAGAGCTAGCTAAAATTAGCGCACCTGAAGAAATACTCAATAGCGCAAGTCAGCTAATCGAAGAAATACACACTAAGACTGATGTTGATACTGAATATCTAATTAAAGAATCTGAGAAATGGTGCCGTGATCGTGCTGTCTATAATGCGATCATGGACTCCATTCAGATTATTAATGGTGATAACAAAGAAAAGTCCGATGGTGCTATTCCAGAAATTCTATCTGATGCTCTCGGAGTATCGTTCGATCAGGCCATCGGCCACGATTACATCGATAATTCTGCAGAACGCTTTGAGTTTTACAACACAAAAGAAGATAGAATCCCGTTTGACTTGGATTACTTTAATAAGATAACAAAGGGTGGGTTACCTAATAAAACACTGAATATTGCTTTGGCTGGCACTGGTGTTGGTAAATCTTTGTTTATGTGTCATTGCGCAGCATCCATTCTACAGCAAGGTAAGAATGTTCTCTACATTACTATGGAAATGGCTGAAGAGCGTATAGCTGAGCGTATTGATGCTAACCTAATGGATCTACCTATTGAACAACTCGAACGAGTGCCAGAAAAAGTATTCAAAGACAAGATTGCTGCTATTGCTAAAGCAAGTATTGGTAAGCTAATCGTCAAAGAATATCCAACTGGCTCAGCTCATACTGGTCATTTTAGAGCACTTCTGAACGAACTTAAAATGAAGAAGAACTTTAAACCAGATATGATTTATATTGATTACCTAAACATCTGCGCATCAAGTCGTATGAAGGCTATGGGTGGCAGTATAAATAGTTACACCTACATTAAAGCTATCGCGGAAGAATTGCGAGGCCTTGCTGTAGAGTTCAATGTTCCAATCATGTCAGCTACTCAGACAACACGTTCTGGTTTTGGTAACACTGACGTTGGACTTGAAGATACATCGGAATCTTTTGGTTTACCAGCTACGGCAGACTTAATGTTCGCTCTTATATCTACAGAGGAACTTGAAGAACTTGGCCAGATCATGGTAAAACAGCTAAAGAACCGATATAACGATCCTACCAAGTACAAAAGATTCGTAGTCGGTATTGATCGCTCCCGCATGAAATTATATGATGCAGAAGAGTCTGCCCAACAGGATCTTGTATCGGATCCTGCGGCAGACAAACCAATAGCAACGTGGGGTAACAATGAAAATAAAGACACGTTTGCTGAATTCAAAATCTAGGAGATTATTATGTTAAAATGGTTTAAAGAACGTACTGGTGAGAGAACTACCTTAGATGGTATGACACTCATGTTAATTTGTGGTTCAGTTATTTTGTTTGGCGGTGTTGCAAACTTACTAGCCTGGGCCGGGTTTGCATACGGCATTTACACTACGGTATCATCTGAAGATCCAAGTTGAGACCAAATTTAAGAGATTAGTCTCTTGTAGCCCTGTACAAAATCCTTATATGTTGATATAATAGTACCATAAATTAATCAAAGGATATTTACATTATGAAAGACTTAATTGAAAAAACCCAAGAGCTCATCTCGATCATGGAGAAACAATTACATGATCGTTTTGAGCACACCAGAGATACCGAAAGGTATACCTTCCAAGAAGGTCGTAACTATATCAAGATTATCAGAGAATCTGATCGTTACGACAGAGTTTCTCAATCCGTAGCTGGTTTTATCGTTAAGAAAGCTCCTAAAAAGCTTGATAATAAAACTAAGGCTCCATTTCAAATTGGCGATATGTTGATGGCTGCTGGTTTTAACAAACCTGCTACTAACTTCGCTAGAGGTAATGTTTTTAATTATGATCCAGCTGATATCCGCTGGACGGGGATTTAATTATGAGTTTAGATATTCTTGAAAGTGC